GGTGCTCTTACGAGCAACACCAACCGCTACTACCGTCGCGTCACTGTCAAGAACCTCATGTGATCCTTTTTCACAAGGTTATACGAGAGGGTCTTCGGACCCTCTTTTTTTGTATCTAAATAAGAATGTAGAGAACTAAATACGATGCCTTTTCACATTAAAACCCCAAGTATTTTAAATCCAACCATTGGTGATGTATATTACAAAGGTAATAATGCTTGGACCGATCTGTATGATGACAGAAAGGTTTATGCAAATGAAGCAGATGCTAACGCAGACAAAGCAACCACTGTTACTAAAAACGGTGTGACTTATACACCTAAGCATTTTGATAGTGCTACTGTTGTTAGTGAATAATTATGGCTGCTAAAGACGGTGTATCTGATTCCAGATTAGGAACTCCTATTTTAAATAGAAATTTTCTATCACCCACTGGATTTAAATTTGCACTTAAAAGAAGTCCGGGAGTTGCTTTCTTCTGCAATCAAGCAAATATACCATCTCTCGATCTTGGTATTGCAGTGCAACCATCCTATCTAAAGGACGTTGATGTTCCTGGAGATAAAATTGCTTTTGGTGATTTGAGTTTAAGATTTTTAGTTGATGAAGATCTTACAAATTATATGGAATTGCAGAAATGGATTCGTGGACTTGGTTATCCCGAATCAGAAAAAGATATTAGAGATCTACAAAAACTTGGAAAAGGTGACGTTGGTGGATCTTATACTAGGGAGAGTTTGAACATCTATTCAGATGCCACTCTGCAGATTCTTAGCAGCAATTTCGTACCAAAATTTCAGGTAACCTTTAGAGATGTATTTCCATATTCCTTATCAACTATTACTTTCGATGCAACTGATACAGATATCGAGTACTTTACATCAGAGGTAAGTTTCAAGTATACTATCTATGATATAATAGATATGAATGGCAATCCTTTATGATCGACCTTGATGCACTTCAAGGGATGTGGGAAAAAGATTCTAAGATTGACATGGACAACCTTCATACGGAGTCCACGAATATTCCCTCTCTCCATGCGAAGTACTTTGAATTATATAATACTATCTTTCTGATGAGAAAGAAGGCAGAGCAACAAAGAAAAAATATTAGACACGAAAGGTACGAATACTTCAGCGGTAAAGCTGACCCTGACGTATACATAGAAAATCCCTTTCCTAAAAAAATTCGTGACAAGGATACAATGCAGAAGTACCTTGACGCTGACGAAAAATTGTCTACAGTATGTTTAAAGATAGATTACTATGATACGATGTTGGTATACATTGAAAGTATTCTAAAACAGATAACTAATAGAACTTATCAAATTAAAAACGCAATAGAGTTCATGAGATTTAATTCAGGATTGGGATGAAAAAATTATCTATTATTGGAGCAGGATCTGCAGGTTTGCTATCCGCAGTTCAGGGATATTATGCGTTTGTTAATAGACCTGATTGGGAAGTAGAGCTTATCCATGATCCTAATGTGCCACCGGAGAAGGTAGGGCAAGGAACTGTTCCTGGAGTGATGACTCTTTTATCTTCAGTCTTTGATGTTCATTGGGCGGATAATCCATTTGATGCCACTATAAAGCATGGAATCATGTATAAAAATTGGGGAAAAAAGAGAGATAAATTCTTTCATCCATTTGGTATGGGTTACTCCGCAACACATTATGATGTTAATAAATTTAGGGAGTTTATTATTTCATCAAATAAATTTAAAGTAATAGAAGAAAATATACAAAATTATGATGATGTAGATTCGGATTATATTATTGACTGTTCTGGTAAACCAACTTCTTTTGACAATTATACTACCATTATCAATCCGATAAATTCTGTTTTACTGGGTAGATCTGAAAGAGAGGAGGATCTACTTTGGACAGATTGTGTAGCTACTCCAGATGGATGGTGTTTTAGAATTCCAAATATAGATTCTGTCTCTTACGGTTATTTGTTTAACAAAGATATTACAACAGTACAGAATGCAAGAGAAAATTTTAAAGATATATTTGGAATTGACTCTACTGATAATTTAAATTTTTCAAATTACATATCAAATCAATTTATAATTAATGATAGAGTATGTTTAAATGGAAATAAATTGATGTTCATAGAACCGTTAGAAGCAAACTCAAATCCAGCATATGTGCAGGCAACTAACAGATATTTGAGTTATATGTTGGGAGGAATGTCTAGGAAACAAGTGTATGATGAAATATTTTTGTACATAATAAGAATTCAAAATTATTTGCTATGGTTGTATCAGTCTGGATCTAAATATAATACTCCGTTTTGGGATCATGCAACCTCACTAAAATTTGAAGATACTTTATTTGATGCATTAGTAAATGTTTGTAGCAATAGATCTATGGAATCTGTGTGGTCTTTGATGGATGATGGATCTGTTCCTGAAAGATATGGTCAGTGGGATTTATCAAGTTTCAAAACATGGATACAAAATACTAAATAACGAAATGGAAGACGAAGAACAGTATTACCATTTAGAGTTGCCGATAGAGGCAGTTCGTATTATTCACGTAGGATTAACGCAAGCTTGCGAGAAATGGTCTGGTGGTGATCCTGTTGAGCAAGAAAATCTATTAGCTATGAGAGATCATTTTTATCGCATCATGCTAGAACATAGGTTCACCAACATGTAATAAATATTCGTAGATGAATGGATCTATGTGATTGACACTAGTGCAAATCTTGTTATATCTAAATCCAACGAAGTATTTTTAAAAATTAATACTGAACCTCATATAGAATATGAACTTAGAGATCACTTTAAGTTTGAGGTTCCCAATGCAAAATTTATGCCACAGTATCGTGGTAGAAACTGGAACGGAGAAATTCACTTATATGATATGAGGTCCAAGCAGATCTATGTTGGTCTGTTAGATAAAATCGTGTCGTTCTGTAAGAACTACGGATATACTTATAAATTTGAAGATAATAAATTCTATGGTACTCCTTATGAGGAGAATGAATTTATTTCAATGGAGGGTGTCAAAGATTACATGCACTCTATTTGTTCTCACACTCCTCGCAAATATCAAGTTGAGGGAGTATACGGTGCTCTAAAGCATAACAGAAAGCTACTGATAAGCCCCACTGCTTCAGGCAAATCTTTGATGATTTATTCTCTTGTGAGATATTACGTAGACCGAGGAGAAAAAATCCTTTTAGTTGTTCCAACGACATCTCTTGTAGAGCAGATGTACAAGGATTTTCTTGATTATGGTTGGGATGCTGAGTCATATTGTCACAAAATTTATTCTGGAAAAGAAAAGAGTAATGATGCTCCAGTAACAATTACAACTTGGCAATCCGTATATAAACTAGAACGATCTTTTTTTGAAGAGTATGGTTGCATTATAGGCGATGAAGCACATTTATTCAAGTCTAAGTCTTTAATTCAGATTATGACTAAGCTTCACCATGCTAAGTATAGATTTGGTTTTACCGGTACACTAGACGGCACACAGACGCATAAGTGGGTCTTAGAGGGTCTCTTTGGACCTTCATATAAAGTCACAAGAACTGATGAATTGATGAGGCAGGGACACTTATCCCAACTTGATATACAATGTCTTGTGCTTAAACATCCACCACAAACTTTTGACACATATAATGATGAGATTGAATATCTCATCTCTCATGAACAAAGAAATCGGTTTATTAATAATCTTGCATTAGATCTCAAAGGGAATACACTTATTCTTTTTGCAAGAGTCGAAGCTCACGGACAGGTGCTCTACGATCAGATAAATAAAAACAAGGGTGACAACCGTAAGGTATTTTTTGTTCATGGTGGTGTAGATGCCGAAGAAAGAGAACAAGTAAGAGAAATTACAGAACGAGAAACCAACGCTATTATTGTTGCCTCTTATGGAACTTTTAGTACAGGTATCAATATTAAAAAACTCCATAATGTTATCTTTGCCTCTCCAAGTAAATCAAGAATCCGCAATCTTCAGAGTATTGGACGAGTTCTTAGAAAAGGAAAAGACAAAGTAAAAGCAACTCTGTACGATATATCAGATGATTGCTCAACTAAATCCAGAAGAAATTACACGTTGAACCATTTCATAGAAAGAATTAAAACATATAATGAGGAAAACTTTAACTATGAGATAATCACTATTCAATTAAAGGTATGATAGAAGACGATTTTTACTGCACACTCAAATTTAAATCAGGTGAAGAAATCTTTGCCAGAGTAGCTGCTTCTGAAGAAGAAGATAGAACTATGCTGCTAGTTTCTCATCCCATAATCGTAAATGAGATTAAAGGTAAAATGGGAGTGGTAGGATATAAAATTGAACCCTGGTTAAAAACAACAACAGATGATATGTTTGTTGTTAATCTTTCAGATGTATTAACCATGTCTGAATCAACTGATATAGAAATGATAATGATGTATCAGGATTATCTTAGGTCATCCGATAAGAATGGTACAAACCAATCAACGATTGATCGTAAAATGGGTCGCCTAGGAAATGTAAATGATGTAAAAGAAATATTAGAAAAAATTTATAATAACACCAAAGAATAAGATTTAAATTTTATTATGACAATTGATACACTTCCTCTTTTTGCTTCAAACGTTTTTGTTACAGAAGTTTCGGGTGATTTTAATTTTGATATTAAAAAACACAAATATCCATGTAGAGATGAAAATCAAGAATGTAATTACTTTATATTAGATAGCTATCCAAAAATAAAAAAACTATTACTACAAGAATTTAAAAATATTGCAAAAAATTCATTACATTTAAAAGAAGAATTTGACATTACAACATCATGGTTGACAAAAACTTATCCCGGAGATGAATACGAACAATATCATATTCATAAGAACTCATATTATAGTGGAATACTTTATTATGATGAATATTCTCCTAACTGTGGGTCACTTGAATTTAAAAATCCCTTAGACAATTACCCTGATTTTTACCTAGTACCAACAGAATGGAACATATCTAATTCAATTATTTGGGGAATTAAGCCAAAGAAGAATAGATTAGTAATATTTCCAAGTTACTTAAGACATAAGATAACTAAAAATTTATCAGACAAAAGTAGATATTCACTAGCGTTCAATATCATTCCAATTGGTAGTTATGGTGCTAGAGACTCTTTTCATAGAGAAAAGAGATCCGGTATATTCTAAGCTATAACTTCCTTATCAACCTCCACAAAGGTATTCTACTTGGTATTTGAGATGTGTCAAGTCCCCTTGTCACCGCGTCACTAAGATGATATAATCTATACATATTATGAGATAAACTTATGATACCGCCGAATATGACCAAAAGAAAAAGGTCTGAACACTACGTCAACAATAAGGAATTTCTCGCTGCACTAGTTGAATATCGTAATGATGTTGAAAATGCATTCATTAAGAAGTATGGTAGAGAACCTGAGAAGTCTGATCGTGCCACACGATGGGATACGAAACCTCCCATTCCACGCTATATTGGTGAATGTTTCTTGAAGATCGCAAATCACTTGTCCTTTAAGCCAAACTTTGTTAATTACATGTTCAAGGAGGACATGATCTCTGATGGAATCGAAAATTGCGTTCAGTACATACATAATTTTAATCCTGAGAAATCCCAAAATCCTTTTGCTTACTTTACGCAGATCATTCATTATGCGTTTCTCCGCAGGATCCAAAGGGAGAAGCGTCAACTAGAAATTAAGAACAAGATCATCGAACGGTCTGGTTACAGTGAGGTGTTTGATGACAACAACACTCTTGACGGATCAAATTACAGCGACTATAATCAAATCAAAGACGCTGTGCATTCAAAACTTCGTAATTGATGAAAGTCGCAATCATTACTGATCAACACTTTGGTGCTCGCAAAAACTCCAAACTGTTTCATGATTATTTCCTAAAGTTCTATGATGATGTGTT